TCAGTGTTAAATGTGGCACAGATTCCAGCACAACAAACCCGGCAATTCAATTTCAAAACATAGCTGGCTCTAGATTGACGGCGGTAGAGGTTAGGCGGTTAAGTGCTTCTATCAAATTTCAGGACGGCATAGACCACCTAAGCTCTGTACACGCTAATCATTATGGCGTCATTTCCACAAATGCCACAAACTATAATTTACGCGTTAGAAAAGACACATTAACCGATCCATCTAATGCGTTCTCTGACTTTGGTGGCCTTTATGCTGGCGCAGGCGTGGCTAATGTAGAAGTTAAAGACAGTGTCGGCGCAAGCTTTTTCGGAACAACAATAGAAAAGCCAAGCGGCAGCGGCATTGGAATGGACATTGATACTGCTGACAATATTTGTGTTGTTGGTTGCTGGCTTGAAAACACAACAAATAACTTAGAGCTTACCAATAGTGATTGGGGTTTTTATGCTGGTGGCAACTGGGCCGATGCCGGCTTTACGATTAAAACAGGGAGTAATTTTAATCAGTTCTATGGTTGCCGGGTAATCGGCGCGATTACGATTGATTCCGGCGCGACAAACACACTTCTTGTTGGAACAAACCTTGATGGAAGTTATTCGGATAGTGGCACCGCAACACAGCTACTTATGGTTAATCAATCCGGAGTGGGGATGAGAACTGATCTTGATCACAGAATTTCACTTAATATGGAGCAGTGGTCTGGTGACATAACGGCCCTTTGGCGCTCTAACTTTGCTCGGTTTGGTATCTTTGAAGACACCGCACAACAAGCGGGCTGGGACTGGCTGACCGATAGCAGCAGGTTATTTTTGCGGTTTGCTACTTCTGGCGGCTCTTTCACCAACATCATTCGGTATGAGGTTGATGGGACTATCAACCCCGGCACCACCGAAAGCCAAGACCTCGGATCAACAACAAGGGAATGGGACAATCTGTTTGTTCAGAACGCGCCTACGGTTTCTGACGAGCGCAGGAAAAATGACCTTGGTGAAATAAAAAGTGCCAGTGAGTTTATGCGCCTTCTTGACCCGCGTATTTTCTCATACAAAGATACTATTATCCCTGAACATGAAGATCAAATTGATGTAGCAAAAGACGGTACACCCGTCATGCAGACCATACCAGAAAAGATCATTAAACACGGACGCCCGCACACCGGCCTGATGGCGCAGCATGTGAAAAAAACAATGACTGATGTAGGTTGGGGTGACTGGTGCGGTTATCGCTATGATGAAGAAGCCGACAAGCACTTTCTTCTCAAGGACGAGTTTTGGGGGCCGATGATTAAGGCTTGGCAGGAACAGGACAAGCGCCAAGATGCTCTAGAGGCGAGGCTTGACTCCCTTGAGGAGTAGTTTTATTCTATCGTAAATTTAGATATAATTATTTGAAAGGAAATACAATGGAATCTTTAGTAAGTCCTGAAATACTGGCATATATTGTAACGGGCGTTATCGTTCTTGAACGCCTTGCAAAGCTTATTCCCGATGATGCTACCGGCCTGTTGGGCATGGTTCGCAAAATATCAAAGGTTCTGTCCGCGTATGTGCCAAACGATACCGGGAAAATTAGCACAAAAGGAACCACTGTTCCCGGTCCGAAAACACCGCCCGGCGGCGGCTAATGCCGGGGTGGTTAAGCTCAATTCTTTCAATCATTGGTATCGGGATGCAAAACACCCGTGACAGTGAATTGAAGGCAGACGGCTTGCGGAAAGGCGAGATTGAAAGCCGGGACAAACAAGACGAGATCAGAAACGATGCAAATCAATACCGCAAAGACACTGCTAATTCTTCTGATGGCGACATTCTCGGCAAGCTGTAGCCTGCTGACGCCAACGGTTCGCGTTAAGCTGGCGACAGATTGCACTTGGTTTGCAGACCAGCATTTCTCGGATGAAACCAAAGCTGTATTGAAAGATATGCAGCCTTGGCCCAAGTATCTTAATGAAGACTTGAACAAGATTCGCCAAAATAATGAACTGGCAGAGAAGTTTTGCGGGTAAATGGGAAACATATAACCATGGGAAGCGTTGCAGCAGTTTTAGGACTTGTTCTTACATGGCAGCAGCTAGGTGGCTGGATACCTGCCAGCGCGCAATCTGTGGAGCGTTTAAGCGTTAAATTGGGTGAGACTACCCTGCTAGTGCTTTACGCCCGCCTAGAGCGTTTAGAGCGCGATTTAAAGGTTGCCATTGAAACGTCGAATCAAGAGTGGGCATTTAGCCTTGGCAAGCAGATTGAAGAAGTTAACCGGCAAATCAAGCGCATAGAGGGAAAATAAAATGGGAACCACAGTACCGGGACCAAAGAAGTCTAAGAAAATACCCAAGACAAAGACAAAAACCAAAAAGAAATGATGTACATGCCCCACATACTTGTTGCAGTTGCGGCTATATGCTTGATTAACCCGGCATGGCGTGTGACTGCGGCCTTTGTGCTGGGTGCGAGCATGTTTAACATATTCATTGTTTCAGAATACATCGTGCCGACAGCTACGCCACAAGATTTGTATTTTATTGCCGGGCTAACGGACGCCGTAACAGCCGGGCTAATCCTTAAATTCGGCCAAGGCGGCAGGTTTTTACAAGCAGGCATCTTATCTGCGTTCATATTTACTAATGCATTGCTATTAATAGAACTTAAAATACAACCTGTATTCGTGTATCATCACTATGAAAATATGATATTCGCGTGGAATTTGTGCCAACTGGCTTTATTTTGGGGTGGTTTAAGTGGAGCTTTTAGGAAAATTATGGGCTTTGATGGTGGAATGGTGGGGGGTGACACTTCTGGTATTTACCGCATTCGACATACTGGCGGCAATGATATTGAACCAATTAAGGGCCAAATCAAATGATCTCGAAAGAAGCAAGCGGCGCAGTAACAGGGGCAGGCGCGATAGGCGGTAGCGCAACCGGAGCCTTAGATTTTCTTGGGGTACTTGGAGAAAATGCGGCAGCGTTGGGCTTGATAGTCAGCGCAGTTGGCGTATTGGCGGGCATTGTGTTTTATTCGCTAAACCTTATTGAGACACGCAAACAAAACCGCGCAATTTTAGCTATCGCGAGATTAAAAGCATCGCCTGCCGGTCAGTAACCTTTTCAGCCTTCATATAAAACCACACGATACACGCTATTATCACTAATCCGGGCATGATTCACTCCATGCGTTTACAGCCCATGCCACCAGATCAACCTTATAGACTTCCATAAATTTAGCCTCACTGCCAAGCCCATGGACACCCTCATGGCTGCGGTGGTGGTGTGAGCATAGCGGGACAAGGTATCTATGGTCTCTGCGCATGCGTTTATCGGCCATATGCATGATGTGGTGAATCTCTGCTATCATTCCGCACACAAGGCACCCGAAAGAGTGCACACGGTCCATGTGGATACGCTCAGGCGGCGTTGGCTCTGCTGCCCTCCGTGGTTTTACGCGGTTATGCTTCTTTACCTTTGGGATCATCATACAAATAGCTCGTCAAGTGGCGTGTTGTAGATTTCTTTTTTTTGGTTATGTTCTGATAACCCCTCTCCTGTGCAGTATCTTTCATGCTGTACATCCGATCCGGTCATTCTCAGGCCAAGAAAACGGAGGTCGTGCTGAACTGATATTGGCCCCATCTGTAAACAGCGCGCAATTTCCGAAGATGAAGTGCGCCCGTATTTATTGACAAATTGCCATATACGGAACGCTGTCAGCGTTTATCTTAGCTTGTGTGCGCATTTTCCTGAGCCTTTATAAACACCGCCATTGTGGCAGTCACCAGCATGTGGTTGATTACATGCGCAGGCATCACGTTTAATGGACGCCCGCGAAGGTATTTGAATGGTGATAGTTTCATTTTAACCTAACAGGCAGTATTGACGCTTCCAATTCTGTATCAAGGATTTCACCTTTGACAATTGCCCGGCGGCGGGAAATGTCTTTGTTTGAGCGTTTCCATTTGTCTGCAAGTTTAATATCTTGCGTTAGGTCGCTGTACCTTAAATTTAGGTAATATTCACGCTGCCCGATTGCTTGTGCATACTTTGCATCTTCAATGCGTTCTAGGCACTGTATATTTGAATAGTATCCGATTTTGTTCATCAGTTTCTCAAACATCACATTTCCCCTTATTTCACGATTTCAATTGTAATTCCGTAATGCGCTTTAACCATGGCGCGTTTTAGCTTTGAAAGATCAGTGTCCATTCCTTTAAAATCTTCAATAACCATTCCGCGATCAATATCCATATATCTGAAATCAGCAATGTATTTGGCGTGGCGTCCGCTTTCGTATGTGATGGGCGTCACACCGCAATACAGCTTGTAAACAGGCTGAAGCTCTAGCTTGCTGATAAGCCCCGCTTTCTGAAGGGTGCGCAATTCAACATACCGCCGTCCCTCGCCTTGGCTTGCAAACCTTATGCCATCAATCACAATGGGCTTTGCGCGGTATTTGTTTCTGGACATTATTTTTTTCTTCCTGTCAGGCCATCTAAAAACGCTTGAAACAACTCTGTGCTAACAAACGCAATTAACGCCGCTAATAACCCGGCCCAGAAAAAGGCGCTATTGCCGTCCTGCTTGAACGCAATGTAACAAACAACAGAAAGAAGCGCGTGAAACTGGTAATCTGACATCACACCACCTCCGGCAATCCAGGCAGATACGGCGTTCCGTCTGCCAACTCAAAATCCAGCGGCATATACAGCGCGTAATCTGCAAGAAACTTTTCAACCGTTCCTTTGCCTGCCGGGGTGTTCCATACGCGCTTCCAATAGACTGCCATGCCCTCAGTGTCTTCAAATGCTGGCAGTGGCGCAACGTCGCGGGAATAGATCATCCTTGCAATGGCTGTGGCATATCGGTCATCCATGAGTATTTCCGCCGTTTTTCCAACGGTTGGTATGAACGGGCCGATATTTTTGCGTTTAGTTGGCTGGTAAATTAAATAATTCTTGTACAAGTCATCATGCGTTGCAGGCTCTATCTGGAAGAAAGACCTTGCAGGCCCCCCACCGTCTTGAACCCTAGTACGGAAACCGCCGCTTTCGTGGCAGGCAGTCATTAACAGCAGCTTCTCAGCGCTATGGGACCACATGCCCATTTCAAGCAGTACAGGGCGCAGCGTGTCTTTTAGGAAGGTTTCGGCGTTCATGTCTCAGCCTTCCATGTGTCTACAGGTACAGCTTTATTAGTGCCCCGACTTATAATCAGCTGTACGGGTTTCGACGGTGTGCGCTGGCCAAGCTCGTATGATTGAATTGCGCGCTCAGTAACCCCCCAAGGTTCCGCGATAATCTCACGCTGCTCTTTCACGAGCTTACGCGATCCTTTGAACTTCTTTTGCCGCCATTTTGTTAGTGCGTTCATTGTTTGCCCTTATTTCCAGTGTTGTTTGAGTATTTCAATAACCCCGTCAAGCTGAAACCGATGCGGGCCTGTTGAAATAGTTTCAAGCGTTTCCGCGTTAACCACACTGACCTTCCATCCGCCTTTGTGCGCGTCAATATGTAATTCAAACTTATCGCCTAGATCACGAACAACGTTGGCCTTTACTATACTCATTGTTTGGCTCTATACGTTAATGGAGTGCAAAAAGGCTGTTACAGCGTGCCCTATCCAACCCACCCAGTAGGCACAGATGCACCATAAAACCTTATTCTTTGTAGTCACCATTTGTTTGTTCCTTTCAAATGATATTGTGAAGATGTGCCGCTATGGGACAGGCGCTATCATGGACCTTATTCTCTATCCGTTTATTCAATCACCGGCAGCGACCAGCACATCACAAAATATCACTCCTTTATGTTGAGCGGTGTGTGGCAAGCCGTTACTCGCTCAAATTGGTCGGTCTTGGGCAATCTTAATCCGGCATCTATCTAACATGCTGACCGGCTTCCATACCCTCACCACACACTTACTCAAAACATGTAAAGAGGCTGGCAGGTTCACCCTGAACGGTTTATCTAGTTGCCGAAACCAGTGGGTCGATTAGGCCACTTTCACGCCATAAACCGTGCGATACTATCGCCGCTCGTTACAAACACATATAACCACACATTCAAACCCATGTCAACAATTAAAAACACATCGTGCATATTAAATAGCTTGCATTACAAACACAGTGTGATTATGTTGGGTGTAAGGAGAGAGAACATGTATTACACAGGTGATGACAGAAAGTTCTGGAAAACTTGCACAGGTTGCGACACTGAAATCTGGGACGAGGAAGATGCTCACATCATTGGTGACGGTGATGCTTATTGTTCTGTAAAGTGTTCTGTCCAAACAGCATTCATAGTAAAGGAGCGCCGCCGTGGATTACAAACAAATTCAGATTGATGAAGTCAACGAGACAAGGGCCGCTTTCAGAAAACGCGTTGACGAGCTTTTCATATGGTCAGAAACTCACATTGACGGGCCGTATTGGTCTGATGAAGAAAGAGCTAATTTTGACCCTGCAAAAAACGGGATGGTCAAAGCGTACCTGAAGTGCTTGGCGTCATTTGATAGGCAGATACAGGCCATTAAAGACGAAACTCCATCCACATATATAACATTGGGAGAAGGCCGTTGAAGATCGAAGTAAGACGCTCAAAAAAACATCGTGTATTTTGGATTCAAGATGAAGACACCAGTGAATTAATCTGTGATTTTTATGCTGTTATTTCAACCGGTCCCAGCAGATTTAGGGCCTTCAAGAACGCAAAGAAGAACGCCCATGAAATAGCCAAGCGTTACAACGCGCATGAAGACCTGTTAGCGGCGCTTGAGGTGTCAGCCCGGTTTGTATTGGCGCTTTATGAAGGCGACAGCCCACCAACGCAAGAAATTCAAAACCTACGCAGCACGTTAAACGCAGCCATAGCAAAAGCAAAAGGGGAATAATCATGACCGATACACCAAAAGCCGGTGACAACAACCCACCAGAGCCTACACCGTTTGAAAAATCTCAAGAGGCTATTCTTGACCTTTACCAACAGGCTGAAGACTGGCTTGACGGCGATCCAATTTCAACGCAAGGCGAGGCTGATAGCCTGCAAAAACTAATGCGCATGATACAGAATGCTCAGAAGGCTGCCGACAAGGACCGGAAAAAGGAGGCCAAGCCTTTTGATGATGGCAAGAGTGAAATACAAAAACGGTACAATCCACTCATTCAGAAAGACAAAGGCAAGTGTGATCTTGCTATAGGCTCTTGCAAAAAAGCCCTTCTTCCGTGGCTGGTACATCTTGAAAAGGAGCGTCAAGCAGAAGCTGAAAAGGCCCGCAAGGAAGCTGAAGAACAGCAACGCATCGCAATGGAAGAATTACGCAAGGCACAAGAAACAGCCAACCTAAAGGCCCGCGAAGAAGCTGAGGCAAAATTAGCTGATGCCAAAAAGGCTGATACGGCTGCAACAAAGCTTGAAACCACAAGAGTTAAGGCTTCCGGTGGGTTTGGGCGAGCATCTTCATTGCGAGCATCTTACACGCCGCAGCTTGTGGATTTGAAACTTGCAATCGGGCATTACTGGAAGATTGACAGGGTTGCTTTCGAAAATCTAGTGAATGAACTTGCGGCAAAAGATGTAGGTACTGGAAGTCGTGAGATTCCAGGGTTCAACGTTAAAGAAGAAAAGAGCGTGGTATGACTGATAAACCAAAGAAGAAAACCGGCCTTGAGTTGTTGCGTGAGCCGTTCCCTGAGAACCAAATCGGAAAGCTTCCCAAGCCAACGAAAAAGCAGACTGATGAAGTCAGAGCTGATTTTAGGGCGGGGATACGGTGCGGTGTGTGCAAGCAATGGCATCACCCGGACGTTGTTCACCTTGATTATGTTGGACATGCTCCACTTACAGACAGGCTTTTGGATGCGGACCCTAAGTGGAATTGGGAACCGATGGCCGTCACCAATGGGGGGTTGCCTGCTATCGTTAGCGGTGAGTTGTGGATTAAATTAACCGTGTGTGGTGTAATGCGGCTTGGCGTCGGTGATGCTCAAGGCAAGACAGGCACAAATGCTACAAAAGAAATGATTGGCGATGCGCTCAGAAATGCCGGTATGCGTTTCGGCATGGCTTTGGATTTATGGCACAAGGGCGACCTTCATGCTAATGATGGTGCAACACCTACGCAAAAAACACCACTGCAAAACCCACCAGGCGCAGAGCATGGCGAACAGCAAGCGCCGCGCACGGACGGTGACCTTGAAAAAGGTGCGCGCGCAATCTTGATGGGTTTGAAAATCATAGAAAAAGAAGGCGAACACCATGAGATTGCCGCGCTTCTGGATAAATCAACAGACATCTTGGCACAGCTGGAAAAAGGCGCGCCGAAATGGTTTGCACAAATAAATAGCTGTGTTGAACTTGCGCGGATAGGCACTAGAAGCCGTGAAGAATTCCCCGGTGATATGTGATGGCTGAACAAATCATAGTACGCGGACCTGAAGACAGACACCGCGCATGTCTGCGGGTTATGTCCCGTGGTAAAACACCTTTCACTGTGAGCATAAAACAGGGTGCGCCGCGCTCTAATGCACAGAACAGGCTTTATCATGGGTACCTGCGCCAGCTTGCAGACCAAGGCGACATGACACAGAAGGAATACGAGGCACGGTGTAAGCTTGAAATCGGTGTACCAATACTGTGCGCGGCTGATGATGAATACAAGGCGTTCTATCTCGAACACATAGCGCCTTGGCCTTACGAGCAACAGCTTAAAATGATGTCTGAGCCGTTCGGGTTCCCGGTATCGCGCTTGATGAAGACAAAGCAAATGGTGGAATACACAAACGAGATATACAGCACGTACACGGCGCAGGGGCTTGTATTGAGGCATCCTGATGACGCATTGAGAAACGATTAGCCATATTTTAACAACCGTGTATACTAGCACCGGGCTTTGTATCAACGGTCCGTGTAACTTAAAGGGGTCAGCGCTTCTCTCCCCCTTCCTCGCGCTGGCCCCACTTCCCCAAAATAAATGCTGTGTTTTACATTTAGTGCTTGACTATATGATATGGGCTACCATATTATGTTTATAGAAACAACGGAGAGAAAACATGAGTGATTGGCTTCCAATTGAAACAGCGCCAAAAGACGGGACTGAAATTTTAGTTTTCGTTCCATTTCCAGATGACCCTACGCAGGTTGTTGTTGAGTGGGTTAAAGGGGCCGACTCAATTCGGGATGACATGGAGGAAAACCCCGATGTAGATGGGTGGACTGAGCCTCACGACGGGTATGTTGGAATGTGAGATGATGCCACACACTGGAAGCCCCTACCTAAAGCACCAACGACCGTAAAAGCTAATTCATGAGAATAGACAGCCAAGTATCAGCAGAGGCCGCTTACAAAGAGCGCCAAGACGCTGCGGACATTGTGAAAGTTGGTGTTCGCGTTCCTAAGACAAAGCGGCAAACCATAATTGAAGCCGCCAGAAAAATGAGGGAAGACGATGGTTAGCAACAAAATGGCAAAAGCCGGGTTAAACAGCTGGGCATTATTCACACAGCACACCCGCGACCACAAACAGGTGGCACAGGACATTGTGGATGCAGCGTGGCACCCGTTCGATGCTGATAAGCCTGATACGTGGCCTAAAGGAAAAATAGCGCCAAGTGGTAAGATGTGGGCATGCTTAGATATTACCGGAACAATTGAGGCTTATGGATATTCACCTACTACTGGTGATAGCCCTGAAAATGATATGAATGCGCCTGAAAGTTGGGAATTCATAGGAGTAACCCACTATTGCGACCCCGCAGACATATCACCAGCAGGAGGTGGAGGTGGAGGTGGTGGACAATAAAGCCATAGAGGAAGTCGCGCGCGGATTATGTAGCTTTGCTAGGCTTAGTCCTGATTGTAGGGTTATCCATTTTAACGGGGAGGAAGATTATTTATTCACCGCGTATTTGCCCGCCGCTAAAGAAGTAGCCAAGGCGCTAGACGATGCAGGCTATGTGCCTATGCCCAAAGTGGAGACGAAGGCAATGATTAACGGCGCATGTAAGCCCGGTAGAGGTTACTCGCAATGCGTCATAACAATGGCAAAGGCATACAAAGCCATGATAACCGCACACATTGCAGACAAAGGGGATAAGACGTGACAAAAATAACAGAGCTAACCGACGAACAGAAAGAAATGTTGCCTATATTTAGGGAGGAATGTAGAGCTATCGGTCTCTCGACTAAGCCCATAAACCGGGATGCTGCGAAGGACGCTGTAACAAACCTTTATATAAGTGCTGGTCTTGATGCGCCAAAAATTATTCTCGTTGCACAATCCCCAGCACAGGCTTTGCTCATGCGCGCTATTTTAATGAATAACAACCTCGGGGAAAACCTCAGGGACAACCTCAGGGACAACCTCTGGGCCAACCTCGGGGACAACCTCAGGGCCAACCTCGGGGCCAACCTCTGGGCCAACCTCGGGGACAACCTCGGGGCCAACCTCGGGGACAACCTCTGGGAAAACCTCGGGGACAACCTCGGGGAAAACCTCAGGGACAACCTCTGGGACAACCTCGGGGACAACCTCGGGGAAAACCTCGGGGACAACCTCGGGGCCAACCTCGGGGACAACCTCTGGGCCAACCTCGGGGACAACCTCAGGGACAACCTCTGGGACAACCTCTGGGCCAACCTCGGGGACAACCTCGGGGACAACCTCAGGGACAACCTCAGGGACAACCTCAGGGCCAACCTCAGGGAAAACCTCGGGGCCAACCTCAGGGACAACCTCTGGGCCAACCTCGGGGACAACCTCTGGGCCAACCTCTGGGCCAACCTCAGGGACAACCTCGGGGCCAACCTCAGGGCCAACCTCAGGGCCAACCTCGGGGCCAACCTCTGGGCCAACCTCGGGGACAACCTCAGGGACAACCTCTGGGACAACCTCGGGGACAACCTCGGGGAAAACCTCAGGGACAACCTCGGGGACAACCTCGGGGAAAACCTCAGGGCCAACCTCGGGGACAACCTCGGGGACAACCTCGGGGAAAACCTCAGGGCCAACCTCGGGGACAACCTCGGGGAAAACCTCAGGGACAACCTCGGGGACAACCTCAGGGCCAACCTCTGGGCCAACCTCGGGGCCAACCTCTGGGCCAACCTCAGGGCCAACCTCGGGGACAACCTCAGGGCCAACCTCGGGGACAACCTCGGGGCCAACCTCAGGGCCAACCTCGGGGACAACCTCGGGGAAAACCTCTGGGCCAACCTCGGGGCCAACCTCGGGGCCAACCTCTGGGCCAACCTCGGGGCCAACCTCAGGGACAACCTCTGGGACAACCTCGGGGACAACCTCGGGGAAAACCTCAGGGCCAACCTCGGGGACAACCTCGGGGAAAACCTCAGGGCCAACCTCGGGGACAACCTCGGGGAAAACCTCAGGGCCAACCTCGGGGACAACCTCGGGGAAAACCTCAGGGACAACCTCAGGGACAACCTCTGGGCCAACCTCGGGGCCAACCTCGGGGACAACCTCTGGGAAAACCTCGGGGACAACCTCGGGGCCAACCTCTGGGCCAACCTCAGGGCCAACCTCTGGGCCAACCTCTGGGCCAACCTCAGGGAAAACCTCAGGGACAACCTCGGGGAAAACCTCGGTAATGTTTACACCAACACATATTTCTGGGGCGGGCAAGATATGCCGTGGATGGCATTTTATAGGTTCGGCCAAATGATAGGCGTTAAATACGACAAACAAGGCCATTTTGATGCGTATTGGAAATATGTGACTGAATGCGGGTGGGGATATTTTTACCCAGACGTGGCCTTTGTTTGTGAAAGGCCAACTTCATTGGTGTTTGATTTTAATAATCGTCCCCATAATGATGACGGTCCTACAATTGAGTTTTCTGACGGTTGGAAGGTTTACAATTGGCACGGGGTATCTGTTCCTAGCCATTGGATTGAAGACAAAGAAAACTTATCACCACAAGAAGTTTTATCCTGCAAAAATGTCGAGCAGAGGGCAGCCGGGTGCGCTATAATTGGCGTGCACAAGATGCTTGACAGTTTGAACCATAAAATTATTGACAGTTCACTTGACCCTGAAATAGGTGATTTAATAGAAATAAAAATGCCAGACTTGCCAGAGGCAGAGTTCTATTTAAAATTTACCTGCCCCAGAAACGGAGAAATGATGGAGGCTGTAAATAAAAGGGAACTAGACGTTCCAAACCTACACCATGCGCATGCATGGCACGCAAACGTACCAGCAAAACTTTACACCAAACCACAGCAACGGAGCTAGATCATGAGTATTTATAAAAATGTTAAATCACTAAAAGCAACAAATGCACACGGCGAAGTTAATTTCCTCAAAATAACGGGGGGTTCTGTCGATGTAAAAACCCTTGAACCTTTCGAACCAGAGAACGGCGTCTTTATTGTCGGGCATAGTGAAAGCGGGCACAATCACGTTTTAGACCGCGTAGGCGTGCAGATGTACCAAGGGATAGAAAAAGGCATGAAAGTGTTGTACGCTATTGTTAATGAGCCAGTTTCTCTCAAGCAGAGCGCAGGAACTCCGCACGCCGAACAGGTTGTTACTCCGGGTCAATATATCATCACAAATAATGCTGATTACGATCCGTTTACACAACAAGCGCGCCGCGTAGCAGATTAACCCTTGCGCCAACCAACAATGCGCGTATACTACACACAGACGGGGCTATAAAGCATAGCTTCGAAACGGGATGCCCGACACATCCCTGCCCCAGTCTTCTTCTTATTTGTCGGATCGCTTGTCGGGAGCGCAGTCTTAACAGACCAAATCCCCCCAGATTACCGAGTTTTTTTAGGCGAAGTTTATCGTGTTCGAAACTTCCCTCCAGAATAAAGCAGTCATTGCTTAGTATGGCAAAACAAATGTTCCGGCACTCGTGACCCATAGAACCGGACACCTTGGCGACCAATTTTTGGTTGTAGGCACAAAAGGCAATCTTAGTTAGTGACTGTGCATTGTAGAGAAGGGCCTGAATGCTTCTCTGGGAACTACGAGTACCCGGCCTAACGGCTTTGCCTAACTGGCGATTGGTTATACCAAGGGGAAGAGGGTAGAGCTATGCCCGCAGAGAATGGAAAGGAAGCATAGTGAACGATCGAACGTTGGTTAATTTCTTTACTAAAGTGGTGAAAATTGGCGACTGCTGGGAGTGGGTTGGGGCAAAGACCGATAAAGGTTATGGAAGGTTTGGCGTTGATGGAAAAGTTAAACGTTCTCACCGCGCCATATGGGAGCATAATTATGGAGCAATACCAAGTGGCGTCCAGTGTTTGCACAAGTGTGATAATACAAGTTGCGTTCGCCTCTCACATTTGTTTCTGGGGACACACGCCGACAATATGGCGGATAAGGTAAAGAAACGCCGCGCTTTGTGTGGCGAGAATAACGGTAATTCAAAACTAACATCTAATGGGGTTGTTAAAATGCGGAAAATGTACAGCGATGACCGCGTGAGGTTTGACACGAAGTACCTTGCATGGGTGTTTGGGGTAAGCGTCTCATGTGTTGACGCGGTGATTAAATTAAGGACGTGGAAGCACCTATCTTAAGGGTAGAGGTTTGTTTAAAGCAGAAAGGAAATGTCATGGACCACACTAAATTCAAGCCAGCAAACGGCAAAAAGTCTGATAAATTCAGCATCAATTTGTTTAGGTTTCTCAGGAAGCACCGACACTCTCAAGTTTATGTGTCTCACACGTGCCGGATAACGGGAAAACCAAAACCGTTTGATTTCAGCAACCCGAAAATGAACCAGATTTATATAGGGCGGCTTTTAAGTGATGATGGCTGGTTTGGCGGGAAATGTCTGGCAAACATTCTGTGCGGCGGGCGCGGGTATCTTGAAAAGTGGGCCTTTGCACCTAAACACCTTGAGCTTGAAGACATAACGGAATGGTTCACAAAAAACTATACCCTTGAAGGCCGTTCGCTGTGGGACAGGTCCGGTGAAATTCACATGCGCGATGATGCAGGCCGCTGGACTAATGTTGGCAACACTCGGCGCTGTAACTGGTCTGGCCGGTGGTACAATAAAGTTATTGAGAAGGTGCAAAACACATCAAGACACGTTTCGTATTTATGGGAAGGTAAGCCCGCAGCATAACCAGCGCTATGGCTGAAACAGATTTAGGAGAGAGAACGTGGGGAAAAGATCAGAATTTGACAGGAAAGACAAAGATTTCTATGTGACGCCGGAAGATGGCATTTTACCATTAATACCGTTTTTGCCTGCAGACATCAACTATGCAGACCCGTGCTGCGGGGATGGAGCAATTGAAGAACATATTGCAAAGAACATTTCCGATTCACTGTGTGTGTTTAATAGTGACATACAACCTCGCGGTATATTCATGGATACAGCGGATGCGCAGACGCAGGATTACGGGTTTGTTATCCCTGAGCGTACAACGCATTTTATAACAAACCCGCCATGGTCAAGAGACAAGAAAAGTGGATATTTGTTACATAATATAATCGATAATCTATCTTGTCAGTTGCCTACGTGGTTGTTGTTTGATTCGGACTGGATGCACACAAAGCAGGCTGAGAAATACCTTGTTCATTGTGCTAAAATAGTATCGGTTGGCCGCCTGTGTTGGTTTCCGGAGACAAAGCAGACAGGGAAAGATAATTGCTGCTGGTATTTGTTTGACAGAAAATTTTATGGAAACACCGAGTTCTTTGGGAGGAAAAAATGACACATGAACACAAAGAATGGCTAGAGCGCGTACAGAAGAGGCTTTCGGAGCCTGTGTATTGTGCGGTGTCTGCATCCGAGCTTGTGCGGGTGATGATTGACGAATTGCCGAAAGAGCAAGCACCGGAACTTTTCGACTGCGACCTATCAAGAAGGGATGACGGCGCAACAATTTCTACCCCGTTCATTCTGACCAGCAAAAAGAAAAAACTCCAAGGCCGCGACATTAAAAAGTTCTGGGTGTTTTGGAAAGCATTCGATTACAAGAACGGTCGCGCCGAAGCCGCACAAGCATGGATGGATATTCCTGACACCAAAGACTATGAATTCATGCAGCACATCACCTATGCAGCAAAGCAGACAGTGATAGCGCGCAAGCCGGGCGGTGCAACACCAAAGATGGCGCAAGGGTGGCTATCTGGCAGGCGCTGGGAGGATTACGAACCGCAGGCAACGCCAGACGATTGGCGAGATTGGACAAATGACGATTGGCGGCGTAAACTTGGCGGCGTGGGTTCAAAATTCCATCCCGGTTTTGCTAAGGGGAATTGGACGCAAATGCCGTGGTTTCCGAACCCTAGCCCGTGGGTGAAATTCAACCCGCACATACCGGAAGAAATATATGATATTTACGCGGTAAAATGGGGGTGGGTGAAGTAATGGGATATTTTTCAAACGGCACACAAGGCATGGAATATGAGGAAAAGCATTGTTCTGGATGTATTCACCAACGCCGCCCGAATGGAGAAAGTGGTTGTGCTGTGTGGCTGGCTCATTTGATGTATAATAGTGATGGGTGCGATAACAAGGAATCAATATTACATTTGCTTATTCCTCGCACAGAGAGTCAGTTGGATAATGAAAAATGCGCAATGTTTCATTCGGCGGAATCAAAACACGATAGGCGCAAACCATGAGCCTTAAACAAGCAGAGCTAATAAAGCGCGTCCGTGATGCGGCTGTTGCAGAAGTCGAGCAACACATGAAAGACATGCCCATTCAAGGCATAGCGTGGGATTTAGCGGCCACGATTGCCAAAAATAACGGCTGGGATTGGTGCAAAAGCAGCGTGTCCGGCAAGGAATGGGCCATAATGGTTTTAATGCTGGATAAGGCAACATCGGAGAAAACATCATGAAAAAGTCGTCAGTTGCCCGCTTGATTTGCAAACTTCTAGGGCATCGCTGGGAGCTTACAGCGGGGCCAAGTCCTATTGACCCTTGGTACGAATGGGACTGCTCCCGATGCGCTGCCTTCAAGCTTACAAACGGTAAACGAGGTACTTTGTGAATGACTTGGTATTACATCCCACAAGCGTCATTAGCATGTGCGCAGGATACGGCGGGCTTGACCTTGGCCTCACCATCGCAGAACCCGGTGCCCGAAGTGTATGTTACGTCGAACGGGAAGCAAGTGCGGCGGCCACTCTCGTGGCACGGATGGAAGATGCGGCCTTGGATCAGGCGCCTGTCTGGTCTGACGTTACCACCTTCGACAGCAGCAAATGGCGCGGAAAAGTGGATTGCCTCATTGCCGGATACCCCTGCCAGGGTGAAAGCCTTGCTGGATTGCGAAAAGGCACCAGCGACCCGCGCTTCATCTTCCCTCACATCGCCGGCCACATCGAAAACGCCAGAATACCAATCGTCTTCTGTGAAAATGTCGGGGCTCATCTATCTGGTTCCTTCCATGTCGTCGCTCGCTATATGCAAGACATGGGCTTCACGCTTGCGGCAGGCCTGTTTACAGCGAAGGAAGTCGGCGCAAACCACAAACGGGAACGACTGTTCTGGCTCGCATGGAACCCCGGATGGATGGCAGACACCGAACACACCGAATGGCGGCCGCGTCAACCCGAAGGGCATGTCACCAACCGGGATAATGCCAAACGGAAAGAAGCGGCAGGTGGGTTTAGAACATCAGGCGAAACATTGGGCTACACCGAGGGCCAGTTACCGAGGGCACTGCCCATCGGAAATGAACAGGAACACTCCGGACATCCGGACGCAGGCAACGGTGTGGTCAGAGACATGGAGCACGCCAAACGCCCACGACGGCCGCAGACCGGGCCCGGACCTTCACAGCACACAAGGCAGGAACCTGAGCCGGGAAGTGGTGAATTGGCCAACCCCGGATGCATCAGCCCACAAGTACAGGCTGAAGGGCGACAGCCAGCAATCAAAGGGATTGTATGCGACAGCGTACCACTGGCATACCCCACGAGCGAACGACGCAGAGAAGCGGGGCGAGCTCGCAGCGGACCCACGCAATGGGCTGCCAGCGCAGGCCCAAGCCTATACTATGATGGAACACCACGGTTCCGGCCGGTCAGTGATCCGGTTGGCGAATACGGTGCCAATCACTTGCCGCTGTTTGCCCCTGGCCCCTCAGATCACAGGGCTTGGCTCGCTGCGCTTGAAAGTGCGCCGATCCTTGAACCCGCTGTTCGTAGAATGGCTTATGGGCGTTCCACTCGGATGGACAGACTTCGCCTCACAGGCAACGGGGTTTCCCCGCTGGCAGCAGCGTATGCGTATTGCACTCTCAGAAATGCTCTTACAGCCCACTTCGCCGCCAAGCGCGCAAATGAATTTACTATGATGGAGGCCGCAGAATGAACATGTCAAAGTCGTCAGATGGCACAAAAGAATACACCGCGCTCGAATTGCGGGACTTGGGCATTAATTGGCTGTTGCAGCAGTACCCTGATGCCCATGTTGTCAGAGAGTTCAGCCTTGCGCAGTGGGGCGGTGCGCTCATTGATCTTGCCGCCATCACCCCCACAGAAATCATAGGCATTGAAATTAAAGGCAAAGGCGACAGCCCTGCGCGGCTCAAGCTTCAGGGCGCAATGTATTCACAGGTGTGTACCCGCATTTACTTGTTGGCCACGCCTGAAATTCAAGGGGTGATTGACCGCAATGGCCACCGCCCAACCGGTTGGGACATGCTCACAATGTCGGGTGGGGAAATTACAAACCCTCGCGCGCGTTACAGAGACCAGCAGCCGCAGCACTGGCCAATGAATTGTGCAGGCCGGATGCTGGAAGTTCTTTGGAAAAATGAACTGATGCGCACCGCAAAAATTCTGCGTGTTGATGCGGTACAGAAAGATGGCAAAGCATCCATCATCAGGCGCGTTGCCGACTTGGTGCCACTCGGAAAGATACGGCCAGCAGTGATTAAGCAGCTTCGCAGCCGCGATTGGGGTGACAAGCAAGTTTACAAGAATGAGGTGGCCTCATGACCAGATCGTCATCAGTTGTCAGTAAACCTAAACGGCCAGTACTTCGTTATCACGGCGGTAAATGGATGCTTGCGCCTTGGGTGATACAGCATTTTCCACCGCACCGGGTTTACACGGAAGTGTACGGCGGTGCGGCAAGCATACTGTTGCGCAAAGACCGTTCATATGCCGAGATTTACAATGATCTTGATGATGAAGTTGTCACGCTGTTTCAAGTTCTGCGGGATACTGATTTATCTGCCCAGCTGATAGAGCGAATAATGCTAACCCCGTTCTCACGCAGAGAGTTTAACGGTGCTTACGATGTGACCGATGACCCCGTTGAGAAAATCCGCAGATTGATTGTGCGTTCATTTATGGGCTTTGGTTCCAATGGACATAACCCGAAATGGAAAACAGGTTTTAGAGCCAATAGCAACCGATCCGGCAGTACGCCCGCACATGATTGGCAAAACTATCCTGCTAGTCTTAAGGCGGTGATTGATAGACTTGCGAAAGTTGTTGTAGAGAACCGCCTGGCAGTTGATGTGCTCAAGCAACATGATGGTGTGGACACGCTGCATTACGTTGATCCGCCATATGTTGTTAGCACCCGCGAACCAAACCGGGCTGAGATTAGAGGCTCCTACAAATTTGAACTGACTGACGAAGATCATGCTGATCTTGCTGATGCGCTTCATAGTTTGACGGGAATGGTGGTTCTGAGCGGCTACCCTTCAAAACTCTACGATAACGAGCTTTTTCCCAGATGGCACAGAGTAACGCGGGATGCCTTTGCAGATGGCGCACGGCAGCGCACAGAAGTTCTTTGGCTCAACGATGCCGCAATAAACGCAACCGGGCACGGGCCACTATTTGAAAGGGATTCAGCATGATCAGACTTTTTACCGACTTGCTGCCCTACACCTTTTATTGCGTGGGTTCCCTCTGTTTTTTAGTGGGGTCAGCCATCGTAATTTTTAGGGAGTTGAGCCAATGAACCAGCGGTCCAAAGTTTCCAAAGGGCACGGAGTAAAATTATCCACCATGCGCGCTGATTTATCAGGGCACACATTTTGTGGTCCTCTTGCTCAGACTTTAGAAGAGTATGACCGCAGGCGCGCAGTCCACGGCCCAGAAGGTGCTGAAACGGCATCCGAAGCAGGCGGCTCTGCCAACATGTTCCGTTTACGGGGCGGCATGAGGCGGATGACCCGACAAAGCATTTTAAGGATCACAGCTAAGCATTGGGATGACCAACCTTACATCAAGTCCCACCTGACATATTTCACCGACCTAGTTGGCCTGTTTTACTTCAATGCTGGCCCAATGGGCGAGGCTGTAATAGCGGCCATTCTCAAGAATGCTTGGCGGAAAGGTAAATCGGCATGAGGTATCTGGATATTAGAAATCTTTCGGGTCAAAAAACCACCTTCCAACAAAATGAACCATCACCCCGGCTATTATGGCCATCAGTATGGCTGAGTATAATGGCACATATTCACTATCGCTGCCTTCGAGGAAAGTTATTGCTGAAAACAGAAGCAAAAACCCCACAAGCCATATCATTATATTGCGGATCATCAACTTTCCTCAAATGGATATTCGCCGCCGTCACGCAGCAGCGGCATATAATTGTTAAGTGTGGTTCTCTTGGGCGTAAAAGGCCTTTTCTTGCGAGTGGGCATGTCCGGGTGACGGCACAATGCTCCGGCGCTAATCAACGGTTCTTGCCTAACCTGTTCAAGCATAAACACCCATTGTTCACGGATGATCGTAGCACTGCGGGGCTTCCATGTGCCGCGCAGCCTGGCAGCTTCAAGGCCCGCTTTGGTACGTTCAATGATTACATCGCGTTCGTATTCAGCAAACGAGGCCATGCTTCTGAACATCAGCTTGCCTGCTGGTGCGCGCTGGATAAGCCCTGCCATGCAGACGTGCTGCTTGAAGCAGCCAACACATCCCCTCGTGTTGAGAGTGAGCATGATGTTTAGAAAAATAGCAAAGGGCTGGTGGGTCTTAAAGGATAATTGCCAGCCTGACGGACATTCCAGAGGTTGGTACATAGCATTTCATTGGAAATCTACCAGATTGAAAGTCCCGTTTTTCGACGCATGGGAAAGTAATGGAATTATCGTATCCAGCTTCTGGCTTCTGGGCTTCGAGGTTTCACATGTCAAACAACCCCCTGAACACAGCGGAGGCACGGAATGACTATTGGACCAATCATAAAAGCCCGGCGCACAAGTTGTGGATGGTCGCTGCAAAACCTCGCTGACCGAGTGGGTGTGAGCAAGACCCATATCTGGGAAATAGAAAAAGGTTTAACCAATATTAGCCTAGATTTGGCACTAAGATTTGCTGCGTCTTTCGCCATGACAATTGATGAACTTACGTCAGAAACCACACCTTCAAAGACCTTGATTATGGCCTGTGATTTGGTGCGGCATATTCAGGCGGACATGGCTGTCAAACAACGCCCCGGTGTAAACAAGTGATATTTAAGCGCATACGGCTAACAGAACAAAGCGTATATGACGCAGTTGTTAGTCTCAGAAAACGGAAACAATATGTATCTGTTACGCGGCTGTGCGAATATTTGGCTGTGTGTGCAACACAATTGCGTCCGCATTTGGTGGCACTGGTTGATAAAGGATTGATAAACCATGAGAAATATAAAAATCATGATTATGAAGTGGTGGACAATGTTCACGGCACGTAGAATATACAACAGAGCAATAAGGCGCATATCATGAATATAACCGATGAAGTGTTCAGGTTGATGGAAGAAGGAAAAAGCCCGAAGGCGATACGCAAAAAACTATGCTTTACCGGTAACGAAATGAAGAAGCATGAATTGAGGATTAAGCGCAGTAAAGAAAAGGTGCGCACTGAAAACGGAATTATTAATATGGCATATAAGGATTCAGTTTTGAGTTCAAATATGGCTGCAAAGAGGATGGAAGAATTTCATTCAAGCGGGAATAATTATAAATAATAGCAAAATAATCAGGAAGGTTAAGAAATGGCAGGCAGCGTGAATAAAGTTATGGTTGATAACTGCTGCTTATAAGAATAAACATATTATGTTGGTTGTGGGGCTGAAAACTGATGAAAGTGCGCTGACTTCGAAAATTAGCGCGTGAGTAAGTAATTACTAGGTAGCCATGTGTGCAACACAGCATATGGAACGTTGTTGCATAGACGGGGCAGTTCCGTCGCTGGCTTCCAGAAACACGAGGTTTATTGTGGATATTTTCGAACTATACATATCTGGAATGAGTATCCCGGAGGTTTCTGTGAAGACAGGAATTCCATTATCAACAATTAGGTTCCGGCTTAAGAAGGCTGGCATACTGCGCACAAGGGCGGATGGGGTCAGGTCTGCTGCATTGCGCGGCAGGATGAGCGCAAACAAAGGCGTCGCTAGGACATTCTCTGACCAGTGGAAGAAAAATATATCTATTGGTAAAGTCAGGCACGCCGATGTCAATGCTGACGGCGTTTCTCTGAAGAAGTTGGGGTACGTTGTATTTACAAGAGGCAGGAACAAGGGCCGGTCTGTTCACATTGTTGTTATTGAAGACAGGATAGGGCGAAAGCTTTTTAAGGATGAGTGTGTTCACCACATTGATGGTGATAAATCTAATAACCTTGATAACAATTTATGCCTACTCACCACGTCTGGGCATGCTAGGCTTCATAGGCTTTTAGATAAATTGGCGGGGAAAACCAGAAAAAGGAATAAAGATGGCAGGCTCAGTTAATCGTGTGATTTTGGTCGGATCGCTCGGACGTGATCCAGAGGTTCGGAAAATGGGCGACGGTAGCCCTGCAGTCAATCTATCGCTGGCAACCAGTGAAAGATGGAAAGACAAGAACACTGGCGAGCGCAAGGAAAAAACTGAATGGCACAGGATTGTGATTTTCAATGAAAACCTGGCAAAGGTGGCGCAGAACTACCTGAAAAAAGGAGCACAGGTATACATTGAGGGCCAGCTTCAAACCCGGAAATGGACGGACCAGAGCGGCATTGAGAAATACAGCACAGAAATCGTATTGCAACGGTATCGCGGTGAATTAACCATGCTTGGAGGAAGAACCCTCGCGCAACAGCAGGAAGATGGGTTTAATAACAAAACGGAAAACCACCATGGCGCTTACGGCGGGCAGTCACGCGCTGATGACCTTGACGACGAGATTCCATTTTGATGCGTTCAAAGATGCATAATTTAAACATATCAGGCGGATTCCAAGGGAGTTAGATGGTGAAAACAGCATATAAATCAATACTGATAATCGCTTGCCTGATTGTTACGATAAATGCGCGGGCTAACCCACTTGAAAATCTGCGTAAATCATGGAACACACAATACACCATCCACGACAAGGTTATCGTTATTGACAGGTATTGGGGCGGGCAATCAGCAAGCCGTGTACAGGTGTCATTCTGGCGCGCTCAAGGCTGGACAATGGAACTTAACGGCGATTGTTTTTCAAATTGTGCATTCATGGCTGAAAATCTACCAACATGCGTTATGGATGGTGCCAAGCTCGGGTATCACATGGCCTATAATACCAAAACTGGCGAGTGGATTGATAATCGTCGGGATTACAGGTTTAGGCTTGTGCTGGCGGTTACGTACAAGGGCGGCTTTCCAAAATCTGCGAGCGAGGTTACTGTTTTAGAAGGTGAAGAGCTTGAACCGTTTTTTAATAAGTGCGTGTCATAGGATAAGGTTGCGCTTGACCAATCCGTTGAAAAGATTATTGTAGTGTTAGAAAAAATCAGGCAGGCAAAGCGTGAACAAAAAAGTTAAAATTGCAATTGTTGGCGGGTCTCCATCTACGAGAGACATGGCTCCGTATGATGATAAATCATGGCAAATATGGGGAACACAAAACCGCTTACCCCAATATAAGCGCCTTGACCTTGCATTTGAGGTTCACGCCGAAAAGCATTACCCCACAAAAAAGCTGTTTAAACAATATCGCAAGCTATACGGGCCGCAGATTAAAGCCCTTCTAGACGCCAACAAGCTAATTTGGCCTGATAACTACCCATATGAGGAAGCTACATCCCTACGTGGGCGCTGGACACTACAGGGGGCCATTTCTTACATGATAGCCTATGCAATCCTGCAAAACGTTGACGAGATAGCCATCTACGGTGTTGATTTGGTTGATAACCATGAATATCTAACGCAGCGCCCACACGTTGAGGGCTGGATAGGATTTGCAGAAGGTCGCGGGATTAAGGTAACATGGCCAAAAGAAAGCGCATTGGGGTTTTACCCATACAAATACGGTATCGAAAAACACACAGAGGCGAAATACAAGGGCATTGTTGTAGATCACCCAATTGTTACATGCCTGGTGAACGCCCTGAAAGAATGTGAAGTAGCCCGTGAGCGATACGCTAACTATGCGGACATACTGCAAATGGTAAACACAGAAGCGGAATGCTTCGGAAAAGTGCTAACGTCAATTCAGCAAGCCCAACGCGGCGCAGACATAACCCACGCGATAACAATACCGTTTGACGAGGTAGATAAAATGGCTGGAGGGGAATAATGACAAAACTAGAAGAAAAAAAAGACGCACCATCACGTGGAGAGGTGGTATTAGACGCGCTTGCATATATAGCCGCGCATTTAGAGCTTGCTGGCTTGGATAATATAGCAGAAATCACCGCAGACCTATGCCAGGTTGCCGAGAACCTAATTTGTGACGGACCAAAAGAGGTAGATGAATCGGCTTGTGGTATTGATTTGCAGGATGCCCTTAAAAAAGTTGGCGCTTTAACTGGCGGACTGAAATGATATTCACCCGCAAACAACAATATGCTACACTACCAACTGGTGACAGCTTGAGGCAAATGAATGAGCTAACAGCATGGAACCAAAAAGTGCGCAACGCATGGCAGATGTACGAATGGCGTAAAGCAGACGCGCAAGAAGCAAACAACACGTATTATCAACAACTCATGGGCATATAATGGCTACACCACGCAAGAAAGACAAAAACAAGGGCGGAAGGCCAACGCTATATAAGCCAGAGTATGCCAAGCAACTGCTGGAATTTTTCGATGTGCCAGCAACAGCACAAGTCACAGACGAGGAGGGCATCCCAATGACAAACGCCGCCGGCAATCCTGTGATGGCTGTAGGGGAGTTTCCAACTAAGGCAGGATTTGCTTGTGAGATAGGCGTAGACAGGGACACACTCAATGAATGGTCTAACGCAACTTTGGAGGATGGAGAGACAAAAAAACATCCAGAGTTTTCCGTCGCCTATAAGCAAGCAGAGCTTTTTCAAGAACGTATTTTGATCCAAAACGCCCTTACAGGCCGCTATAACGCTGCGTTCTCAATCTTCACGGCAAAGAATGTAATTGGCTGGCGGGACAAGCATGACGTAAACCTGAATACAGACTTCGCCGGGTTTCTGAAATCATTGGAGGACAGCAGTGAATAGCCTTACAGAGCAAGACATCCGCAAGCACATACTGCGCCGGTATTCAGCCCCTATGGCCCAAACCATGCTCAGGCTACGCGGTGAAGCTAAGACCGGCTCAAGGCGCGCAATCATCCAGCTTTCTGACATGCTTTACTACATAAACGGGTAAATCGGTAAAATATTGATGCCGAGCTTGTTGGCTTTGTGGTAATATTACCTATATAATGCCCATAGTTAAACAACTGGGATTAGGAAAATGCACACCACATTAGACGAAATACTCGCTCACGATCCATGTGGACAGAGTGAAGGCAGTACCAGCGGAACGATACGCGCCCGCGCGATTGCGTCCAAGCTGCCAGAGATTACATTGATGGTAAGATAACCAAAGAAGAAATGCGCGCATGTTCTAGCTGTTGAGGCTAGGGGTGCAAACGTAGACGGTAATTTTTATGCTAGGATTTGTGCAATCGTATCCATTGTGTCTTTTTGGGTCGCTGCTTGATCTTGCCTACGGACACCTAACTGTATGACACCTGCCCAATTCATATCTTGGCACACATCAATGGGCTGGCGCTGGGCTGACGGTTGCCGGGGAATCGGCATTACACCAAAGACCAGCTACAACTACCGCATGGGCATAACACCTGTGCCGCTGTATGTTCAACTAGCCATGTCGGCGCTTACAATGGGGTTGCAGCCGTGGGGCGATTATAGGGGCGAGGATGATGAATAGCGTACCATACATAAACAACCCAGACGCTGCGGACAAGGACGCCATTACACAAAATTACACGAGAAGTTAGTCGGCCTTCTGGCCTTGAGTAAACCACCAATTGCCTAGCCTAACCATAGATAAATCGCTGGACATAAACAGCAAGCCAAAGTCTGAAAAGGAGGCTTGGGGCGTTCACCTGAAAAACAGGTGGTGGCGGTTAAATAACCTATACTGGATCAAGAACAAACATGGCAACAAGGTGCGGTTTCGGCCTAACTCCAGCCAAGAGAACTTCCTTTTTAACGCTCACGGACGCGACATCATCCTGAAATTACGGCAGAGGGGCTTCACGACACTGATGCAGATCGTGTTTCTTGATGAATGCATGTTTAATGCTGATACCAACGCTGGCGTTGTAGCGCATAACCGTGACGATGCAATCAAGTTCTTCAAGGACAAAGTGAAGTATGCATACGACAGACTAGCACCGTATATCCGCGATAAGTTCCCAGCAACCAATGACACGGCGAACGAGCTACGGTTTGAAAATGGTTCTGTGATGTCTGTTGGCACTAGCTTGCGTTCTGGGACGTACCAACTATTGCATGTTTCTGAATACGGTAAGGTTTGCTCTAAGGCCCCAGACAAGGCGATCGAGATACAAACCGGCGCAATGGAAACCGTGCCTATTGATGGCTGGATTGTGATTGAAAGCACGGCGGAAGGTAGAATAGGTGATTTTTACGATAAATGCACAACATCCCTGCGCGCCCAGCGATCCAATGTACACTTAGGACGGCTAGATTATAAAATTCACTTCTACCCGTGGTACTGTGCGCCAGAGAACAGGCTGGACGAAGAACCAAAGCACACGGTTGAAACAGCCAAGTATTTTGATGAGATTGAAAAGACCGGCGTTGTGCTGGATAATCAACAAATTGCGTGGCACATCAAAAAGAAGATAGACCTTCAGGACAACATGGGCCGTGAGCATCCAACCACACCAGAGGAAGCATTTCAGGCGTCGGTTGATGGCGCTTACTTTTCCTCGCAGATTGCACACCTTCGGAACACAGGCCGCATTTGCCGCATTCCTATTGACCCATACACGCCAATTGAAACCTTTTGGGACTTGGGGCGTGATACTACGGTTATCCTGTTTTTCCAAAAGATAGGCTTTGATTACAGGTTTATCAATTATTACGAACACTCAGGCGAGGGGATGGACTTCTATTTGCAAGTACTTGCCTCAATGAAGGACGGGAACAAACCATACATTTATGGTGATATGTATTTGCCACATGACGGAACGCGCAAAAGCATGATGTCTGTGCAAGGTATGCCATCATCGCCAGCCGAGGTGCTACATAATGCAGGATACAGCGTAAGGGTGGTGACGCGGACTGCTGACAAGCAAGCGAGCATCAACCAAGCGCGCAGGGTGCTGCCGCAATGTTATTTTGACATAGAACGTTGCGATCTGTTAATTCAACGACTTGAAAGCTACAGGAAAGAGCGCGTACACGGTACAGATGTATGGAAGCCGCAGCCTATGCACGATATAGCGAGTCACGGGAGCGATGGATTTATGACTTTTTCAGACGGCTATGCTTTAAGCCAAGAACGTGAAGATTACGACATGCCGAGCCAGCATAGTGCTGTGTCAGGGCGCAACCAATCGACGGGATATTGATATGATAGTAAAGTTTTATTTGGTTATTCCTGCTTATTTGGCGCACGGAGAAAAAATACCAGAACACGGCTTTGTGTGTTCAACAAATCCGCCCAATTGCCCAATTGATGGTGATGTGCGTTACACATTTTCACTTGATGTTCCTGCTCTTGATGGGTTGCCAGCACAGAAGCTTGAGGTTTTATCTCCATCGGAGAAGATTGTTACAATGACGCCGAAGACAAAAAGGGAAAACAAATGACAGTTATAGTATGGGACGGTAAGACGCTAGCCGCTGACAAGATGGTTAGTTGCGGGGACACCCTTCACACTACAACAAAGGTCTTCAAGCATGGCGCTGATATTGTCGCTTTTTGCGGGACATTATCGAAAGGTCTTGCTTTAAAGAAATGGTATTTAGATGGAGCAAAAACAGAAGAGTACCCAAAATTTCAGGATACGGAAGACTTTTCGGTGTTGATTGTTGCATCTGGCGGTAAGGTTAATGAATATCTTGATCAACCAATTGCTATCTCGCTGGAAGATAAATTTTCTGCATGGGGAAATGGTAGAGAGTTCGCTATTGGTGCTATGTCGGCTGGTGCCGACGCTGTGAAGGCTGTTGAAATTACATCGTATCATTGTGGGGGTTGCGGACGGGGTGTTGATAGCTTTGAGGCGGGGTAAAAAGAAACGCACTAGATATTGTGTGCGAACCATAGTAAAACTATACGGGTAGTCGCGGCGAAAGCTGCTTTGTGAGCTTAATTAATGGACGACGACACAACGGAAAGCGCTTATGCGCACACCTCCATTGATGATATTCTGGATGCTGAGTTAGACGACGCCAACAATTTAATGCGCATTCTTGATGAAAGGATGGTTACGCATATAGGGCTTCTGGCTGCATCTGGATATACCGAAGACTACGAATCGACATCAAAGTGGCGCGCTGATCAAGAGCGCATTGCTAAAATGGTCTTGCGGGAAAAGCAGGCCAAAAACACGCCGTTTCAAGACGCATCCAATATCATATACCCGCTTATCACCGAATCCATATTGCAGTTTAACGCCCGCGCCTATTCTACGATTATGAACAATGGCAACATTGCACTGGCAAAGGTGATCGGAGCAGACCCTCAAGGAGAGAAGAAAAGGCGTTCGCTGCGTGTATCAAAGGATATGTCATACCAGCTTAACGAGGAAATAGAAGATTGGGATGCTGGCATGGATCAGCTTCTAATGGCGCTGCCCCAAGATGGGCTGGCTTTTAAAAAGGTATATTACACCACATTAGGCAACAAGACGGCTGTTGAGGTGGTTCTTGCTAAGGACTTGGTGGTTAACAACGCCACGCGCGGACTAAGGTCTTGCCCGCGCATTTCCCAGCGTATGCCAGTTTATGCATATGAGGTTATGGAGCGCATTGCTGTAGGCGAGTTTGACGAAGATGCAATTTCAATGTTTGAAGATGAAGACCCTTCAGACGAACGTATTTTTATTGAGCAGCATTGTTTATTTGATGTTGATGGCGATGGATACCCAGAACCGTATATATTGACCTTTGACGAGGACAGCGGGCAAGTTGTTCGCATTGTCGCTGATTACCAGATTGAAAACGTCGAGTTTGAGGACGAAGAAAAATTCGTAGTGGTTGCTATTCGTCGAAGGGACTATTTCACCAAATACGAGTGTTTTCCTTCACCAAATGGTGATTTCTACACGCCGGGCTTTGGTTCACTATTGCTTGAGCATAACGAGGCTATCAATACCACCATTAACCAATTATTCGATGCTGGCAGGCTTTCAAACAGCCAAAGCGGCTTTTTAGGCCGTGAGTTTAGAGTTACCAGCGGCAGCACCAAAATTACGCCAGGGGAGTGGATGAAAACCGATGTCCCTGCTATGCTGTTGAAGGATGCTATTGTACCGCTTCCCGTTAGGGAGCCATCAATGGTGCTATTCCAGCTTATGGGTGTTTTGGTTGAAAGCGGAAAATCTATCGCATCCATTAGCGACGCATTAACCGGCGATGCGCCCGCAAATCAGCCTGTAGGCACTACCATGTCGCTAGTTGAACAGGGCATGAAGGTCTATAACACCATATTCAAGCGGGTGTATCGCGGCCTCCGAAATGAATTGCGTATGATATTCAAGCTAAATCAGCGTTTCAGGACCGACGAGCAATATCAGAACATTCTTGACGAAAAAGACGCGAGCGTTGAGGATTACAACACCGAAAACATGGACGTCGTACCGGCTGCCGATCCGAACATGGCGACCGACATGCAAAAGCGTATGCGGATGCAGGCTCTGATGGAAACAATGGAGCTTCCTTTCGTCAATAAGATTGCGATTTACGAAGAATACTTGATGGAACTGGGTATTGATGATCCGAAGAAATACATAATCCCACCGTCAAACGATGTAACGCCGCAAATGATGTTAGAATTAGCAAACGCAGAGAACGACAAACAAAAAGTAGCAAACGATACGGCCAAGGTAGCGGCGTCCAACCGTAAGGCACTGGCAGAAGTAGTTAAAATATTGCAGGAGGTAGCCAACGAAGGCGGCACCATCGGCACAGCACTGGCAGAGGCGGGTATTCTTGACCTGTTCGAGCAAGAGCAAGCAGCAAGCCTTCAACAGCTAAAAGAGGCACAAAATGAACAACCCGTTCAAGAACGAGAAGCAGTTCAACGATTGGAAGGAGGGCCAGAAGTGGCTCTGGGAATTCCTAACGGAGCTGGAACTCCTCAATAACACCGACATTGACAAGCTAGGCCGCATGCTTCTTCACCCGCGAGTGGATACAGAAGCGGTGCGAAATATGGCTATCATCAAGGACGCGCAGAACCAAGCATATGCGGTTTTGGTTGATTTAACCTATGATGGATTTTGCAATGATCTTGAAAAGTTGGAGGGGGCGAAATGAAACCGTTAACCCAAGAAGAAGAAATCATCCCCCTTTATGACCGCATACTGGTGGAAATTCCAGAGGTTGCGGAAAAGACATCTGGCGGAATTATCCTCACTGACACCATGATTGACGCAAAGAACCGGCAGGAGTGCAGGGCCAAGATATTGGCTATGGGGCCTATTGCATTTGCCGACCTTGAGATTGAAAATAGGCCTAAAATTGGTGATTTAGTTCTAATACCGCGTCACGCAGGAAAATATTACGAGGCAGAAGGCAAGACTGAATACGGTCTAAGACTTATCCGCCCTGGAGAAGCATTAGCAATTGTAAGGAGAAAAACATGACTGATGCACAAGCAGCAGAAGTACCACAAGAGGCCGCTGACGAAACCCTGCAAGCAGAGGTGCAAGGTCCATCGGACCAAGAACGCGCCGAAATGAACGGCTGGAAGGACAAGGACGCTTGGGTTAAGGCTGGGCGCGATCCAGACCAGCACACTGGATTTGAAGAATTCAATACCGCCGGGGATGATCGGCACCAGATAACCAAAGCAAACTTGCGGGATTTGGAAAACAAATATGCCAAGCAAGAGCGCACGATTGAAACCATGCAGAAATTCCAGCAGCAGAACCTAGATATGGTGAAGGCAGACGCTGACATGCGTGTGAAGGACGCCCTTGACAGCATGGACCCTGAGCAGATTGAAAGCGCGTATGCCAACAAGGCGCAGGCTGAAAAAAATGCAACCGAGTTTAGCCAAGAGCAAGGAGCACCAGCGCCAAGTGCCGAAGCTGTTGCTTGGGTTGCTAGAAATGGTTCATGGTATAATGTTGACCGTGAATTGACTATGTTTGCCAATAACATCGACCGTGAAGTTAGCGCGCAAAACCCTAATTTTACCTCAGATCAAGTATTTGCAGAAGTGGATGCGCGCATGGCTAAATATCTACCACAACCAGCAACCCCGCGTCCTGCGGTTAATACAGTTTCATCTGGTAGGCGTCCTTCATCTGGTAAAAAATCAGGGTTTGACAGCCTCTCACCGGAACTAAAAGCCAACTTTGATTCGATGGGCCAGTATTACACTAATGATGCTGCCGGGAAAAAGAAATACTTTGAAAGTTGCCAGCGCTATGACGCCAATAAGGCAGGGAGATAAGCAATGACCAGCAAGCAATTCACACCAAAAGCAGCAGGAAAGAAGCGCGGACGACCAGCGCCTATTGTAACTGAGCAAGCAGAAGACAAAGCGGAAGCGATGACTGCACCACAACACCAAGAAGAACAGGCGTCACCAGTTGCAACCACACCAAAAATTCCCAAAGCAGCCGAGCTTGCAAAGCAGCGATGGGCCGATCAACGTAAGCTTTTGGAAAAAAGTGGCGCTGCTGATGGCGATAAGCTTTGGCACCCTCCTATAGCGGGCTTTGTCAGCAGATGGGTGGTTGATGAAGGCGGAAGGGTTGACGCCATGAAAAATAAAGGTTACTTTGAGGCTGATATTAAGGATTTCCCCGCATTAAAGGGGGTTACTCACAATACGGACGAGGGCAGTCAAGTTAGCATCTCCGTTATGGGTAAAGATGGCGAGCCAACCCGCCAATATTTGATGTTATGCGACGAAGCCATCTATGCACAGCGTCAATCTGATCAAGAAACACGCCGACAGCGGATTGAGCACTCAATCAGAAACGCTAAAGGCGATAATGGTTTAGGTCACGAGCGCGGCCAAGATGGCAATTCAGTCATGTACGATCCCTCACAAGGGAGTACCGCGTTCGACGTATAGGACGCTACAATGGCAAATGTTGACAACGCTTTCGGCCTTCGGGCTGTAAAGAATAGCAACGGAAGCCCCTATAATGGCAGTGGTTCGCTTTATTACAAAGCGGTAGGTGACACTGAAATTCTTGCTCCGGGCGATCCAGTTGTTGTAACTGGAACCGCCTCGACAGGGGGTATTCCCACAATTACACGCGCTACGGCGGGTGTATCAAACGCAATAACTGGTGTAATGATTTCGCGATCCGATGGGATTGACGGCGATGTTACGCTAACCCGTGACAAGGCTCTAAACAGCCCAGCATCCACTGAAGACTATATCATGGTTGAAGATGGACCGGGTATTGTTTACGAAATCCAAGTCAATGGAACACTGGTTGTCACTGACATCAGCAACAACGCTAACCTAACGGCTGGCGTGGCGACACAAGGCAAGTCTCTTTTCGAGGTTGACCAATCTTCTGTTGGAACTAACGCAGGGAATCAACTCAAAATCCTTCGCCTCCGCCAAATTCCAAATAACTCAGTCGGCGCAGATGCTGTTGTTGAAGTGATAATCAACAACCACACTCTGACGTCTCATGAAGCGGGGGTATAAGATATGTCTGGTGTAATTACCACAGGCTCAAACCCTAAACTGTTATGGCCTGGACTAGAGGCAATTTGGGGTCTTCGGTATGCCGAACATGATATGGAATACAAGAACTTGTTTGAAGTTCGCAGTTCCGATCAAGCGTATGAAGAAACGCAGGAAATGGTTGGCTTCGGCTTGGCCCCTGTTAAAACGCAAGGCGCAAGCACACAGTACGCTGCAACCCGTCAAGCATATACGCAAACCTTCACTAACCAAGCGTATGGCCTTGGGTTCATCTGCACACACGAGGAAATTAAGGACAATCTTTATCCAAAGGTTGCCCGTGAGCGTACAAGCGCTTTGGCTTTCTCAATGCGGACGACTAAAGAAATCGTTTCAGCAAACATCTATAACCGGGCCTTTAACGGAAGTTATCTCGGCGCGGACGGTGTTAGCTTGATTTCTGCGAGTCACCCAACGGACGCAGGCAATCAATCAAACCAGATTACCGCCAATGCGGATTTGTCAGAGGCTTCACTTGAAAGTCTGTTGATTAAAATCGAGTTGATGGAAAACTCTTCTGGTTTGCCAATTGCGGCACGAGGAACTCAGCTAGTTATTCACCCGAACGAGATGTTTAACGCTGACCGTATCCTGAAATCTACCTTACAAAGCGGAACGGCTAACAATGATGTGAATGCAATTCGCAACATGGGCCTGCTTCCACAGGGCTATACAACAAATCATTACCTCACTGATACGGACGCCTTCTTTATCCGTACCAACTGTGAAAATGGCATGTTGTTCTATGAGCGTGAGGCAATTTCGTTTGCAGAAGACAACGATTTTGATACCAAAAACATCAAATACGCAGCTTATGAGCGCTATGTACCGGGCTGGGCGGATTTCCGTGGCCTGTTCGGTTCACCGGGCGTTTAAATATGGTGGGGGTTTCGGCCCCCATTTCCACCTTTTCAACTGATGGCCGCAAGGCTGGGCGATAAGCCTGTTAGGAGAATATCATGACTACTCGTTTCCCCGGTGGCGTTACCACTGTAAAAGCAGAAAAGACTTTGGGCGACTTCATTATGCCCGATCCCACTACAGCCCATGTTTACATGGAAGACTTTGATTATTACACCGCAGGTGACTGGACTGTCACAACTGGCGGCACAGGCTCAACTGATGCCACACAGGCGCTAACAGACGGCGACGGCGGATTGCTGTTGCTGACGAACGGAACGGGCGATGACGGCCATATCTTCATGAACAAGGTTGGTGAAAGCTTCCTCTTGTCCAGCGGTAAAAAAGCATGGTTAAAAGCTAGGCTTAAAGCAAACGGTGCCACACAATCAGATATTTTAATTGGTCTGCAAATCACAGATACCACACCGCTTGACGGCACGGACGGCGTTTTCTTTCTCAAGGCTGACGGATCAACGGCTTTCGGGCTATTGGTTGAAAAAGACAGCACCGCGACAACCACCGCTGGCGTTGCGACAATGGCCGATGATACATATTTGACGCTTGGCTGGTACTATGACGGTGTAGACAAGATTAAAATCTTTGCCGACGATGTTCATGTTGCGACTAGCGTGACAACCAACATTCCAGACGATACCGAGCTGACTATCAGCTTTGCCTGTCAGAACGGTGAGGCCACCGCCAAGACAATGACCATTGATTATATAATGGTGGCAAAGGAGAGGTAGAATGGCTGCTCCTGTTGTTCAAGTGGTGCTTAACGGCACCCGAAACTATACGATAAGTGTGGTTGGTGAGGCCGATACTCAGGGTCTAAAAATTGTTGACGTATCTGCCATCACTGCGGATGCGATTGGTGTTCCGGCCGGCGTTAAACTTATGCGCGCCGAAGTGAACACAGACGCGACTATCAAACTTGATTGGGACGCAAACACGGATAAAACCTTTGCAGTGTTTACGCCGGGACAGACTAACCACGATTGGTCGGCATCTGGTGGCTTGTGGAATGATGCCGGAACGGGCGTGACGGGTGACGTGGTTATTCCAGTTCCTGCTGGGACCGCTAACTATTTCATGACGTTATTTTTTGTGAAAAAATATGCCTAAGATCGGATATTTAGACGCTACCGGCGGAACCATTTTCACAACAGCAACCGCGAATCAGCTTCCAGTGGCTCAGTATCCTATGGCTCTACAGTCTGGCCGTGGCGACATGGCCGGGATTACCCATATCAACAAGTTTGGACATAACCCTGATATTGACACAGGGACGCTGCCGGAAACTATTTGGGATGGTGGTGGCCAGTGGGTAGGCCCCACGGCTGCGAGAGTACACAGCATTGTTAGCTCAAGCACCGCAGATTTAGGAACAACCGTATCCAGCGGCACGGCAACAAACACAACTACCGTAACGCTGGTTGATACCGCTGCAACCTTTGTTTCTGACGGGGTTTCTGTGAACGATGTTGTGATTGATACGACAGATGGCGATCATTCGTTTGTTTTGGCTGTTACAAGCGAAACTGAATTATCCATTGCCGAGCTTCATCATAATGGTTCGATAGCGTCCGGGAATTCATACATTGTTGTGACGCCAGGCAGTACTGGGTCAAGCGTTCTTCATATCAAAAAAGGGCTTGATGCAAACAAAGATGAAATATCAGAATATATTGTAATGAACGGCACTACGCCGGTTAATACGGCTAATTCATACTGGCGTATTAGCCGGATGCACTTTGATGGTGTTGGTTCTGGTGGTGTCAATGTCGGTAACGTAACTGCGACAGCGGCTGTAGATTCAACTGTAACGGCTATTGTTGCTGCTGCTGAAGGCCAAACGTTAATGGCTGTATATACCATACCAAAAAACAAACAGGGATACTTAACACAGTGGTATGCATCTATTGCCCGTGACGCCACAAAGGCGGCAACGGCTGATGTAGAGCTTATTGTTGTTCCGTATGGCATGGAAAACCCATACGGCAAAAGAATATTTTGTGAATTAGGTCTGAATTCTGCCGGTACCAGTTATTTACAACATAAATATGACCCGTATGCTGTGCTGGAAGCCCAGACAGATATTTATGTAAATGTAGCATTTGTGTCTGATAGCAATATAAAAATATCAGCAGGGTTCGATATTATTTTAGTTGATGATTAGGGTGTGCTTCCATCGCGCATTATAATATGGTATATTTCCATCTGGTTTAATGGAGGTTTTATATGATATACGGGCGGCTAAGAATTATAGGTGAGGCACCAAAGGGCAAACACGGGCATCGCCGCGTAATGGTACAGTGTAATTGCGGCACCAAGAAAGCGGTGGATATATACCCGCTAAAGTCTGGAGCAACCAAGTCTTGCGGGTGTTTGGCTAAAGAGCTTCGAGTAAAGCGCCAAACAAAGCATAGCGCCACTGCTACGCCAGAATATAGGGTTTGGGCAGATATGAAAAACAGATGCCTTAACTCGTCATTGAAAAATTATGTGAATTACGGTGGGCGCGGCATTTCGGTTTGTGATGAATGGGAAAACAGTTTTGTTAAATTCATTGAAGATATGGGAAAACGGCCATCAAAAAAGCACACTTTGGATAGGGTTGATAACAACGGGAACTACAATAAAGTAAATTGCAGGTGGGCAACTAAGACACAACAGAGCAGAAACCAGCGCTTAAAGAAATCTAACACTAGTGGCTCTCGCGGCGTTTCGTGGTATAAAGCAAATAGTAAGTGGCGAGTTAGAATTGGCGTTAATGGTAAAGAAGTATCCGTAGGGTCTTTCAATGACAAAGGTTCAGCAATAAAAGCAAGGCTATCCGCAGAGCTTAGATATTGGGTATGATATGACAACGAGATCAAGAAAAGGTTACACACGCGCCGTTCTCGGTGATTATAACGTGATCTGCGACCGCACTTCTTTTAAGAAAAAAGCCAGCGAGTGTGAGATGGAATGGAACGGGCTGTTTGTCCGCGATCAAAGCTTTGAAACCCGCCAGCCAATGGACCTTATACGCGCCTTTCCTGACCCTCAAGCAGTCCCATTGCCAAGGCCCGGAAATGCTGATGTGTTTATTGATGTGGGCGATGTAACGCCGGGTGATTTATAATGGTTGCAAATACCGAAACAGATATTGTTTCCGACGCGCTCTCGCTGATTAGGGCAAAGGCCGCTGGTGAAGCGGCGGACCCTGATGATTATGCTTTAAGCGTAAGGTTCCTTAACCGGATGGTTGCGCAGTGGCAGACAATGGGAATGCACGTATGGACCCGCAAGCAGGGGATACTGTTTTTCCAGCCCAGCCAAGCGGAATATGTAACCGGCACTGACCATATAATTGACGTATCGGAATTTGTTGAAACCACCAGCACGGCGGCGGCTGCAAGCGCGGCAACGGTGGTTCCCGTTACTTCTGTCACTGGCATGACCGCAGGAGATAACTTTGGGATTAAAGTTGATGATGGAACAATTCATTGGACAACAATTGATGGTATTGCAAGCCTAAATGTTACGGTAAATGATGCCCTTGATGACGATGCGGCAAGCGGCGCGCGGGTTTACACTTACACAACCGGGCTTGGTAAAATCCTGCGGGTTAAATCTTCACGGCGTTTTGAATATACGGACGGAACGAACGGCAGCGAGATCGAAATGATTGACCTATCTAATCAGGATTATTTCGCACTGCCTAACAAGGGAACAACTGGGACGCCTACGAATTTCTACTATCGCCCACAAGTAACCACCGGGCAATTTTATTTCTGGCCATTACCAAGCGCTACCGATTATCTGGCGAAGTTCACCTATTATGCGGAAATTGGGGAATTTACATCTACGGCTGACACGGCTGACTTTCCAGAGGAATGGGTTGAAGCGCTGGTTTATAACCTTGCTGTGAGGGTAGCTCCTATGTTTGGGGTGCAAGTCATGCCTGACATCAAAGAACGCGCCGTAGGGTCGCTTATAGCGGCTAAGGATTGGGATCAGGGGGACCAAAGCATATTCCTGACATTTTCTAACACGAGGTGGCCTTGATGGAACTGCCTATTGGTGTTCGCTCGTTTCAATCCAGGTCTTTGTCATTTTCGCAGCAACAGCTTGTTAATGTATATCCAGAAGGTGGAAATAGCGGCACAAAATCACAAATACTGCTAGTTGGAACACCAGGAACCAAAGATTTTGGAACGGTAGGCAATGGACCAAGTCGTGGCATGGAAGTCATGAACGATGTTTTATATGTTGTAAGCGGAACGCTACTCTATAGCGTCACCAGCGGCGGCGTAGGGACATCTTTGGGAACGATACCCGGCACAGGACTTGTAAGTATAGCAAACAACGGCACGCAATTGGTTGTTGTGGCAGGCGGAAACGGGTATTTATACAATAGACTCACAGCGGCATTTGCACAGATAACAGATGCAGATTTTTCTGGAGCTGATACCGTTACATTCATTGATGGTTTCTTCATATTCAATGACGGGTCAAGGCTTTTTAGCTCTGATTTGAATGACGGCACATCATACAACGCGCTGAGTTTTACCAATGAAAACTATGATCCAGATATAACGATAAAGGTGTTTGCGGATCACAGCGAATTATGGGTTTACGGACCGAACGCTATTATTCCTTGGTTTGGCATTGGCGGTGCGTTTTTCCCGTATGCGCCCCGCCAGGGTGTGGCTCTTGAAACTGGCCTTATATCAAAAAACACCGTGGCGAAGCTTCACGAAAGCAAATACTGGTTTGGCATTGATAGGCGCGGCGGCAGGAAGATTTACCGCAGCAGCGGATATGCAGCCGAGCCAATTTCAACGACAGCGGTAGAAAAAAAGCTTGATGAAGCGGCTACTCCTGAAAATGCGATAGGTTTTGCATATTCTCAGGAAGGCCACCATTTCTATGTGTTGACCATCCCTGGCGAGGTGACGTTTGTTTATGACGCAACAACCGGAGAGTTTCACGAGCGCCGGTCATGGGGCGATGATGATTGGCGAATGCAGACGTTTGTGTATTGCTACAATAAGCGCTTGGTTGGTGATTTTAAAAGCGGCAAAATATACGAGCTTGATTTGGATACCTATACCGAGGATGCGGGAATAATTGAACGCATTGTTACTAGCGGAACGATTTCATCACAGGACGGTGAATATGTTTTGCATGACAGGGTACAAGTTGATTTTGATGGCGGCATAGGGAATGCTGCTGATAATGACCCTCAATGCTCAATTGCTTGGGTGAATGACGGGCAACTTGATTTTATCAATTACAAAACGCGCTCAATTGGGGCTATTGGGGAATATTCATCCCGCGTGTATTGGAACAGGCTTGGCCGCGCCCGCTCGCGGATATATCGGCTGCGAATGACTGACCCGAACGCATTTCGCGTTAAGGGCGCATATTATTTTTCAAGTGAGAATGGTTATGGCAGCCGTTAGTGTAAGCAATCCGCCAGTACCGCAATCTCCTTTGTGGGATGAAAAGGCGGGGGCGGTTTCGGCTGTTTGGTATATTTTCCTTTCAGATTTATGGCTCAGAACTGGTGGACGAACTGACGGCATTGCCAACGCGACTCCTATTGGGTCACAGGTTGGGTGGCCCACAGCAACGGCACCGGATAACTGGCTAATATGCGATGGTGCGGCGGTATCACGATCCACATATTCTGAATTGTTTGGTGTTATATCAACTACATTCGGGTCCGGTGACGGATCAACCACATTTAACTTGCCGGACCCCAGAGGCAGATCATTAATCGGGGCAGGGCAGGGTGCAGGATTAACACTAAGGGCTATAGCTGCCACTGGCGGCGCGGAAACGGTTACACTGACAGAAGCAGAACTACCTACAGTTACGCCGTCAGTTAATGATCCAATGCACAATCACGATATTATCGACCTTGAACACAGCCACAGCACAACAGAATCGCCTCATGATCATGCGAACTTAGGGGGAAACTTCCTTGATGATCAAGCTGGGACAGAATACCAAAATACAGGCGGTGATAAGGGAACGCTTAATGCAAAAACGGCAACAGCATCTACCGGTCTTGCTGTAGACGATGCCTTTACTGGAATAACAGGCACCGAAGACGCAAACACGGATATTACAATTGGATCGTTTGGTAATGACGATGCGCACGAAAACATGATGCCGTTTCTTGCCATGAACGTGATTATCAGGGCGATGTAACTTGACCTTGCGCGCAAAAGCCTATAAATTATCAAAAGCAGCAAGCAAATCCGCTGTAAACCAGATAAAAGGATTTGCTTGTGCGTGAAGCTTCAGAAAAAGACATCGATAAACTTTTGATAATGGCAAGGAGCTTTATCAAAGATTTAAGGCATCCTCTTAATGTGCCTGTTGATGATATCTCGCTGACGAAAACCATAGAAAATTTAATCTCTAGCCCTGATGCCGTTGTCTTGATGACTGACAATGGGGCGATAGGTGGTCTGGTTTTTCCTTATTTTTTCAACGCATCTGTTAAAACTGGCCAAGAGCTTTTTTGGTGGGTTAACGAGGATTGCCGTGGAACTGGAGAAGGAAAAATGCTTCACGAAGGGTTTTCTGATTGGGTGGGTAAAATGGGAGCAACATCTATCACAATGGCTTGCTTAAACAATGAGAACCTTGAGAGGCTTTCGGCGCTATACGTTGATGCTGGGTATATGCCTACAGAAACGAACTTTGTGAGGGAAATATAATGGTATTATCTACAGCCGCCGCGTTAGTCGGTGCCGCAGTAATAGGCGGCGGAGCATCTATCGCTGGTGGCGCCATAGCCTCTAGTGGTGCTAGGCGTTCCGCTGAGACAGTTGCAGAATCTCAAACAGAAAACACGCGGGCTTTGCAACAGGCAGGGGAACAAGCTGCATCCGCTCTAGCCCCATGGGAAGCCGCAGGCGTTCCGGCATTAGATCAATATTCTTCACAACTAGGACTTGGGGGCGAAGGTGTTGATTTACCGCCCGGCATTATGTCACCTGACCAGATACGAGATAATTTTGAAACATCGCCGGGCTATGAATTCCGGCGATCGGAAGCTTTGCGCGGCATTGAACAGTCGCAAGCGGTCAAGGGTGTAGCAATGTCCGGGCAGACATATGGGGCTTTGGCGGAATATTCATCTGGTTTGGCGTCGCAGGAATATGGTAATTATTACAATCGTGAAATGGGCCTGTACAATCAATACATGGGGCGGTTAGCTGGCCTTTCTGACATGGGATATAATGCTGCTGTTGCAGGGGCTAATGTTAGAATCGGCGTTGCCGGTCAGGCAGCACAATCAAACACGCAAGCAGCGCAAGCTATAGCACAAGGACAACAGCAATCATCTGCTGCATGGGGCGGAGCCTTGGCTGGTGTCGGACAGGCAGCCGGTACCGCATTAGGATACTATGGAAATAGGCCAGGAACACCAACAACGACTGGTTTTACAGCGCCACCAACGGCCCCAAGTAGTGGATACTTGGCAGGAACAGACTTAACATTGGCCGGAGGATGGTAATGGCAAATTTAACTGGAACAGTTCTGCAAGGATACGATTACGGGCGCGGCATTGCGCTTCAAGAAGAAGACCGCGAAACCCGTAAAGCACAAGAAAAACGCGAGGGCAGCCGCAAGGCGCGTCTTTCTGGGTTGCTTGGTTCATACGCGCGTGGAAACAAAGCGGCACTTGGTGGTATAGCGGAAATGGGGCCAGAGGGCATAAACGCTGCTGCTACGCTTGGAAAGCTTGATATGGCTAGGGTAGAGCAGTCAAAAGCAAAAATGAAGGATTCTTGGCGGCTCATGCGGAACTTGCCCCAAGAGCAACAGCAGCAGGCGTCGCAGGCTATGATTGCCCATGCCGTTCAAAGCGGTATTTTGACAAAAGAGCAAGCAAACCCCATCAGCTATATGGCACAAGATGATAATGAAAATTTCGTAAAGCAAATGGATGGATGGTTTGGTATTGAAGCACCTAAGAGGTCCCCTGTTGGCGGTTTGAAAACGCTGGTTATGCCTGACGGAACACAAGAAGCGTTTGACGTTACCAATCCAGAACAGCGCCAAGGCTTCATGGATGCGGTTAGTGCTGGTGGAAAACCCGCGCCTAGCCAGCAGGAGGTTGGAAAACCCGGTGACTTCAATCTGACCAAAAAGCAAAAGGGCGAATTGCTGGAGGCTGAAATTGGCACACGGCAAGCCATTGCTTCTGCTAATGACATATTGGCTAAAATGGATGAAAACCCTGACGCATTCCAGCAAGTAGGCTCTATGGCGTCGTTTGTTTCTGGTATGTCTGCTGAAGCGGTTGGAATTGCTAGGGCTGCGGGTGTGGATATTCCTGATACAATCTATGACCTTGAGCAATATGAAGATTCATTCACGAAATTAGGTGTTGAAAGCGATGTTGCGAAGGGCGCAATATTCGACTTGGCCCTATCTTATGCGGCTGCTTCTGGTTTGGGAACCGGCAAGGCATTGAGCGATAAAGACGTTAAAAACGCAATGCGCCGCGTTGGGGCTGGGGGCGTATCAACTCCAGCAGGACGCAGGGCTATGGTTGAAGACGTTAGTCGCGCATTGGCCCGCAAATTCAAGATACGTTACAAGGTTATGAGCAAGGGCAGAGAGTTTGAAGGGGATTTGGGCGCTGCGGAAGCCGTTGAGGCTGCTGCCGCTGACGTTCCACCTAATGGCAGCCGCTCAACCACCGCAGACGGCACAGCAATTATCGTTGTTAACGGTGAGTGGACATTAGACCAAGGGACTAACCAATAATGGCACCAATGCCACAAGCGACGGATGATGCAGCGCTTTTAGTGCCTGCTGGACCTATTGTGCCACCGAAAAGCACGGTTCCTAACATTTCGCTGGTTCCTGCTGGCCCTGTAACGCCACCAGATGAACGCGATGCAAGCGGAATGCTGATGTTGCGATCTGAATTGCCTGCGCTTGAGAGAAAGATAATCAAGCGTCAAACAAGAATGTTTGGTGGAGAACCGACAATTGTAGACCTTCCAGAAAGCGAAACCGCATATAAAACCCGATTAGGTGAATACTACGGGTTTTCTGAGGTTCCTGAAATTGAGGCTGAAAACTACGGTAAGCTACAAGAGGCGTTAAGTTTCACGCCGGGGCGCGTTGAAGATATGCGGCGGATTGTCAAAAAAGCTTATGGCCCATTTGCAGACCTTGCGACACATGAGGGATACCCTGATCCGGTTATCCGATTTAAAAGCGGTGAGATTGTGCCATTTAATCAGCCGGGCGCAGATATGCAAGATATTAGAGGATTACGCGGCGGACTTGCGCCGTTAGGATCAGAGTTGGCTGGAGGTATCGCGGGCTTGCCGGGCGGTATTGGTGGCGTTGTGACGGGCGTTGGCGCTGGTGCGTTTACAGGCGAAGTTCTTAGGCTTCAAAAAGGCAAAGATAGTGGCTACCACGATTTAAGCGATCCTGCTATTTATGGCCGAGCTGCTGTTGACGCTGCTATTGCTATGGGGCTGGAACTAACCACGCTTGGCGGTGGTGCTATTGTGCGCAGGATGATTTCAAGCCCTGCTGGACGGGAAATTGTTGGAGATTTAAGCGAAGAACAGCTTAAGCTGGCGATAAAAGCAGCTGATGATTACGCTGCGGAAACAGGGCAGAAACTAACTGCGGGTCAATCCGTTCAGGAAGCCCAGCGCAAGGGGCTGATTGAGGGCGCTAAAGATACCGCATCCGAAGCGCGCACCATTGAGGAAGCCTTGGCGGAAATGGGGCAAGCACCGGGCTTGAGGTCTCAACTTGGCGCGCAACAAACGGCTGTTGATATAGCTACCCGCGAGGCAGAAGTTGGCGCAGCACCTGATTTGCTTGGGTCTGAACAGGTTGGGCGTGATGTGCAGGCAGCAGCTAGGGCTGACGTAATACAGGAAACTGCTGAAATAATTACTGCCGCACAAACCAGGAAAGAAGCTCTGGAAGAAGCAAGGGACGCTGAAATAAAAGCGCCTGAATTGCTGGAAACCTCTCAGGATTTACGGACGTATATTGAAACGGGCAAGACGAAAACCTTTGAAGCGCTTAAAAAGAAGTATCAAGAATTCCACGCAAGCCTAGATGATAAAGTTTCTATTGATATGTCCGACTTCAGAAAGGTTGCTGCCAAGTGGGAAAAGCGGGTTAGGAACGACATACTGCCTAAAATGACAGGCGAGGACCGATCTATTATAGAGCAGGCCCTGAAGGCCGGAACAAAACGCGGGCTAACTGAAGAGGGTATAATCAAAAACAAAGGTGAAAGTCTGCCTGCTGTTTTCCGTGCGATTTCTCAGCTTAAAGAAGACAAGCGTATGCTAGACGCTGGACTCCCGTCACAGGGACGCCAGAAAGCCTTACTGTCTGATTTCATTGATGCTCTTTCAGAGGCCCGCGACACGGCCTTACGCGATATTGACCCTAAATTAAGCAAGCAATTGCGCGACCTTGATACATATTATGCTGCCGCCAACCGTGAGATTTATGGCTCCATTTTGGGACGCATGATTTCCAAGAACAAACAGGGCGGGTATACAATCCGGGAAAGTAAGCTGTTTGAAACGCTGGCGGGTGAGCCTAGCGAGGTGCGGCGCATTGCTGCCTTAATCAATGATCCTGAGTTTTCTGGGTTTGGGGGAACGTCTATAATCAAAGACGGGTTTAACTCACTATACCGGGATCAAGTAATTGACGGAACGGGCAAGCATTCAACATTCATGCGTAAATACGGCGCATCTATGAAAGAAATTTTATCGCCTGCTGAATTGAAGAAATTCGACACATATCAGGCGGCACAAAAAAACATCGACTTGATTGATAAAATCGAACAGCAAGAGATTAAAAACCTTAAAAACACAATCGGCTACAAGCTGCAAGGCTACAATGCCGAGGAAGTTTTGAATAAGGTTAAGGGCAGCATTTCTAAAGTGCGGGACGTTAAACGAATTATGGCTAAATCCCCTGAAAAGTGGGAAGACTTCAAACGCCTTTATGCCAGAGATTTTCTTGACAGCGTTATGGAGGAAGGTTCTTTCGGCGCAGAGTTTTCCACAAAAAAACTTGGTGCCAGATTGAAGGCGGATAAGGGAGAATTGGTCGAGGTTTTGGGCAAAGATTACCTTAACGGCCTGCGGTGGCTTAACAAGCAATCAGGAATTATAGGTTCGCCGCCGTCAATTCGCGGGAAGGCTTCAGAATTATTGAAGGAAACACCAGCCCTTAGCGCAACACTTGCTGTTTGGAGGGCTACCGTTGCAAGGCCACTAAGCCGCAACGGACTGTTAACCACTGGTGCCATCAAGCATATGCGGAAAGGTGCTGTTAAGGCGCTCGGAAAGCTGCTTGAAGACCCTAAAAACCTGCTGACTGTACACCAACTTTATGTCAAGGACGCGCCGTTGCGTAAATGGCGGTCATTTTTCCGCAGCATTGGGTACAATGAAATGGTGGACGTTATGCAAGAGAAAGACGAATAATGAGCAATAGAGTTCCATACACAGTTCCACAAGCACTTGATAGCTCAGGCGCTCCAATTGCCGGTGCCAAGCTTCATTTTTATGAAAACGGCACCACAACGGATCAAGCGACATACTCTGACCCGGCGCTAACCAGCGCAAACGCAAACCCGGTTATTGCTGATAGCTCAGGGCGCTTTGGTGATATTTTCTTGCAGGCTATTTCATATACAGAAGTTTTGAAAACCGCTGGTGATGTTCAAATTTACTCAAGGGATGATGTTTTCCCTCCGATTGCTAATAACATAACATATTCCCCTCCGTTTACTGGCGGAGTTGATAGGACAATTGAAGCAAGACTTTCCGATTCAATACACGCAGAAGATTTTAATGTTTCTGCTGATGGGTCTACGGATGATGTGACAAAAATACAGTCTGCGATAGACGCAGCAGAGCTTACACACAGTACGGTAACATTTGCGAATCAGTTATCGGCTGTTGGTTCGATGCTTACAATCGACGAGGCTATTGTTTTAAATGGAAGCGGGCTTTCAGATGACGCGGAAGATTCAAGCGGTGTTATTGTCACGTCTGACGTAATTGGTATCAAATCCACTGCCAGCCGGACGGCTATGGAAAACTTCAGTGTTAAATGTGGCACAGATTCCAGCACAACAAACCCGGCAATTCAATTTCAAAACATAGCTGGCTCTAGATTGACGGCGGTAGAGGTTAGGCGGTTAAGTGCTTCTATCAAATTTCAGGACGG